AGTTAGATAATTGCTTCCGCCATTCGTAAGTACAATATCAATTACCTCACCCGCACTTACTACCGCAAATCCACTTGCTCCACCTCCTTGAGCGGGGGCAATAATAGTGCCACCTTCATTTCTCAGTGGTTGAGGAACAAAAATTAATTTTGGGGCATTTTCATATCCATATGCTCCAGGTTGAATTTTTGATAATCCATACTGAGAATAGTTTCTGTCATTCCATTCTAATTGAATCACAGATCCGTTTTGTATACTGGCGGTTACAGATAAACCTTCCCCTTTTCCTACTTCTTCATTTGGTGTTACACTTAGTCTACCAAAGAAATTATTGGCAATTGATGAATTGGCATTATATTGTGTTTTATATACTTGTTGTGGGGTAGAAAGAATTGTTCTGTATGATTTTTCGCCGTCAACTCGAATACGATCTCCAATATCAATAAAGTTTGGAGAAGTTCTTGATAGAGAAGATCCAATTAACCATCCACTATTTGTTTTTTGTAAAATGCCTAGTGTCTCATCATCTCTTTCAAAATCAGATACAGATACAATTGAAGATGCTGGAATTACTAAATCACCTAATCCAGATGCCAAACCATTTACTATAGTAATATCAAAAGCAGGATCGAATGGAGCATTTTGTGCTTCAACATTTAAAGTTGACCCAGTATTAGTGACAGATACTCCTTTTGCTTTACCGATGGCAGTATAATTGGTTAAAGATGATCCTTGATAACAGATTCTATCCGCATATTGAGCTAATGCTGGAACATAATTTAAATTGATCTTTATTAGATTGAAGTAAGTGTCTTCTTCATAATTGAAAGCAGTGATCGAAGTAGATACTGATCTTCCATAGTAATACAATATTTTAATCTTTTGTCCAGGTTGAGGTGGACTCGTGAATCTTATCGACGAACCTTGTATAGAATAGTCTTTTGTTTTTTTCTGTAAAATTCTATCAACAAATACCAAAATATTATTATCAATAAAAACTTCTAATGGTTTTTTATTGAGAGTTCTTCTCATAATAAATGGACCATATGTGATTCCATCAACTAATGCTGAATCAATTTCTGCAATCTCGTAACTAGAAATAGAATACGCGCCAAAAACTTGACCCGATTTTGGTGGTTCGGTGAAAACAATTTGATTTGGAGTGACGTTCCTTCTGATATAATATGATCTATCGATTGGGAAAGTTGGCGTAATTCCCGCTGTTTGAAGAACCCCATCAATCGTAACTAATAAATTATTTCCAGATTCTAAAATAATGTTATTATTCAAATCATCATACAATTCAAAATTTGTTTTTACTCCATTGAATTGACTGGAAATATCCTTAATTTTTTTGAAGAATTGAGAATTAACCGAAAGGTCTTTATATCTCAGAATTTTTCCTATAAATTTCTGTGAAGGAGTATCTACACCTTCGACATATTGTAATGGAGTAATACTTTGCCCTTGCTTGTTTCTGTATCCAAGTGGTGCTTCTTTGAATGTAATTTGAGTGTTTGATACAGTAAATGCTAATCCTGGTTGTTGAACAATACCATCCAGAGAAATAACGAGGTTTTCCTGCTGTGGTGCCGCAACTGGATTATTGCTGCCTAGGATTTTCATAGTAAATACTTTATTTCCTGCTCGGTTGCCGTTTGAATCGAAATAACCACTAAATGGTGGATCTAGTACTATTTCAAAACTTGATGTTTCGGCATCATCGAAGGAATTTACAAATAAAGCACCTTTCCCTCTCTGAACATCAATCAGAGAAGAATTTAAAATAGATTGCGTTACTGTTCTATATGTGTTTTCTACTGTTACTTTATTTTTTTGTGGATCCCACAATTGAATAGTCGAAACCGAATCCAATCTTGGTGGATCGGATTTCATTCTTGCTACGCCATCAGATTCAATAAAGACTTCACCAAAAAGTTTAAAACCAGCTGGGTGCGTTGAAGATTTTACTAAAGATCTCCATATATCAATTGGAGTTCGGGATCTTACAACATATGAGTAGTCTTGATAGAAATATGAATCTGTTAATTTTTGAGAAGAAGTACTTAACTTAGATTTATCCGAAGCAAAATATCCCAAATTATCATAATATGATTTAATATCGTAATTAAATTCGCCAACAAATGAAGAAACAACAATCGCAGTTTTGGATTGCGTCTTTCCAATAATAGATAAATTATTTTTAAATTCGCCTTCAACTCTGTTTAAGCGAAGAATATTACTGCCTTCTCTCCATCCTTCTTTAGATACATATCCTTTTGCTATTAAAACATTTCCTTCATATTGTTCTATTATTTCATTCTCAAAAAACGCTTTTTCTTGGAAGTTCTTGAGAATTAAAATTCTATGTGATGTAATTTTTCTCTTTGTAGTGTAATCACTATTGAAAGATCTGCCATTCTGAATAATTGAAACTTTTTGAGGTATTCCAATAGTTTTACTGTTGAAATACATTTTAACGTCAGTTTCAATAATTCTAATTTCTGGTTTGAACGTATAACCAGAACCGCCATTCACCAAAATAACAGCTGCTATAGAATTATCGGTAGATTTTCTTACATCTATAACTGCGTCTCTTCCATCTCCCGATACTACAACTGCTTTTGGTTTAGAATAATTACTTCCGCGATTTGCGATTGATAATCCAATAATACTCTTGGTATCTGGATTCCATTCCACATCAACGACACATTCAGTAAAGGAAGATGGTCTTACTCCATTTACAAATGGAATGGAAGACATATTACTACCTGAATTAATAATTTTTACTGAATTGATGCTTCCAATAGCCGTGGTAGATGTAGTCGTGTATGAAATAGTTCCATATCCAGAATATTGAGGATAGTTTGAAACTTCATACACCATTTCAGTTGGTGTGGTGTAAATTACTTTATGTTCTCCCTGTAGAGGATCCTCAATTAATCTTAAATATGATTTTTCAGAATCAATGACACTATTTTTATCATAGTAGTAATAGTTTGTAAATTCTGTATTCTTTTTATCTGTAAAATTATTTGTTGATATATTTGCCCCAAATCCTATTTTCAAGGCAATATATGAATTAGAAAATCCAGGAATTGCCAAACTTCTTTCGACTTCACTAGTTAGTATGTTGAGATTACCACTTGGAGAAAATTCTAAGAAACTGCCTGCTAGCGAAGGGTGTGATGTATCAAATTTATACTTGTAGTATTTTTGTATTGGAATTATTGGATTCTTTTTCCAATTTACGTTATCATAAGAAAATTCGAATTTGAAGGCAGGTGACTCTAGAACATCAATTACACCAACTAACTTTCTAGGAGTGTTTTGATCGTAGAAAAAGCTTGATGAAGTTACTGGATTGATAGTAGATACTGTGTTTCCTGGTTCAAAGGTTAATACTAACTCTCCTGTTAATGGATCGTAAGAATCAACATATGGATCGGCAACAGTTGATCCTATTTGATAATTGAATCCTAATTTATATTGAGGAGACTCTGAAGAAACTATTCTGCTTTGAATGTGGTCGGATGGAGTGGTACTTTTCTGACCTCTTAAGACTGTTACGGAATTTTCACTAGTATTAATACTGACAACTTGTAATATTTCATTATCTATCTTTAAATAGTCGGTATTTGATATAGAAGTAACTTCATTTAGGAATACTTTGGTATTTGACGCAGCAAGACCAGCGTGGTCTACTTCAATTAATAATTTTCTTGTTGATGATGACTGTGGATTACGATATGCTGCTTCTGGGGAAACTGTTAATATATCCCCTTTCTTGTAAAATTTTCCTTTATTAGTTATTGTAATAGAAGTTATCAGACCATTAGTAACAATTAATGTAGCTCTGGCGTTATTTTGACTGCCAGGATTACCGATGATAGCATCACTAATACTAGATGCTATCTGTCCAGTTTCTCCTCTACATTTTGTCTGATCAGCAAAGATCAGTTCCACGTTTGTTAACGTTGTATTCCCGTTAGTATCATAACCATAATCTGCTCCACTGTTCAATAGCACAATTCTACCAACACCACTATCAACAAGTATTTTGTTGTAAATTGGTGTGCTTAATTTTACTTTTTGGTATATTTTTCTTCTGGTGTAAATCGTAGTAGTTGTATTTACATCGTCGGGAATAATATCAACAATAATATTATCATCCACAGATACTTCATGATTTTCATCAGTTTTTAATATAGCAATTTTATCGGTTGATGTTAAAACTTTAATGTCATAACTTAGTGGTATTTTCTGTACAATTTTACTACCAACCGTATCCTTCAGATCATTTGTTCTTAAGAAATATGAAGAGTTTACTTCGAAGTTTCCTCTAGTAACTCTAATTTTACAAACATTCTTTTGATCGGTTGATTCTAATATTACACCATATGCCTTTTGACTGAATACAACTGATCCAGGTGATGAAACATCCGATAACAACGATGGCGAACCATTTAATGTAGTTGAAACCTGAAAATTAGTTGGAGTCGCATTTACAACATAGTAAATTTTATTAGTTAACAATCCAGCAAAAGAAGTCGAGAAAACAACAGGTTCTCCATTTACAAAAGTATTAGAAGCTAGATTGATTCTACTTGAAGAAGTGGATAGAATAATCGCCTGTTTTCCGTTGGTTAACGATATTTCGGAACCAGCAGTGTATGTTGAAATTTTATCGACTACGAGATTAATTACTTCAATACTTGCCGATGCTAAATTAGTATTTGATGGTTCAAAATTCTTTGTTACTTCTTTTAAAATTATGGTTTTTCCATTAAAAACATTTCCAATAATTTTTCCAGAGGCAAATGTTCCTGATTGAACCAAAGTATCACCGTCGTACAGATAACATGGAGATTCTGTAGTAATTTTTACGCATTTATCCAAAGAAGGTGGCAATAAAATTAAAACAGAATTATCTCTCAATAAAACATCCGTTGTGGATAAATTATAATCTGGTATATCTCTAGCATCAATAGTTATGGAAAATCCTAAACTATTGACATTAACAGGATAATTTGTGACTCCAGTTGAAGTTAATGTGGAATTAATTGTTGCCGAAAAATAGTCGAAGAATGTGTATATACCAAAAGAAGAAAGTAATGTATCTACTGGTTTTCCTTTTACACTAGAAACTTCTGCTAAAATATCTTTTCCACCAGAATTATCATAGTTTACATCTACTTTACTTCCTACTGAAAAATTAGATGATGATGAAAATACCGAGACATCAGAAACAGAACCGCTAGTTACGCTTTCAATGAAAGCAACTACTCCATCTCCGTTATTACTAGTTCTACTCGTTCTTAGTCTAGTAATATTATTGGGAAGATCATCTTGCGAAATAGTTTTGTTGTAATTTGAATCTACAGGAATAGAATAATAATTTTTTCCAAGGAAATATGGATACGCTGGTGTGTTATTGGATTCAATTGTTACGAAGTAAGCATATGTACCATTTGGATAATCGGGAGTGACGCAAAATCTTCCATTATTTTCGTCTAGATCTCCAAATCTATGTGAATACTCATAATCTTCAATAAAGGAACCTAATGGATATGCCGAAGTTGATGGTCCGCCTGGTCTACTAATTTTTAGACGATAGCTGGAGCGCATTCTAGCGATGCCTGATTGAGCATTACCAGGGGTTTGGTATCCATATGGTCCATATATTGGATTGCCATCGTAAGCATATCCTAATATTGGCGAATGTACTAATGTGTTGGGTACATTGCCAATATTATCCAAATTATCATTTAAAGCAATACGCAGATCTTTAGGGTTGGCAATATGAGCATACCCATATCCCAATGCTAAATTATTATTGATGAAATAGTGTCCATAGTTAGAATCCATGTTTGATTTGATTTTTTCAAATCTATTTTTTGTCCATGTTCTAACAATTGAAGATGCTTGGGCACCAGAACCAATAGATTCTACTTCTACTGTGGTTGTAAGAGGATCGTAAAATTTACCTTCATCATTTTTAACGAATCCTGTTAGTTCACCTTCATCCGAAATAACAGCAGTAAAACTAGCAAATCTTCCTTTTCCAGATGAATCCTTGATTAAAATCTTTGGTGGGGTGGTGTAATACTCTCCTGGATTTGTGACTTTTAAACTAGTTACTCTTCCATTCGTGATAATTGGATCTACAGTGGCATTTCTACCAGATGTAATAACAATAGTTGGAACAGGAGGGAAAAATCCTTGACCAGGATCAATCACATCAATTCTGTCAATTGTATCTCCCGATAAAACAGCTTGAACATCTGCTACGCCACTAACACCAGCACTATCAATCACTAAAACTTTTGGTGGATTTAAATATCCACTTCCTTTGTTTGTAACTTCAACTTGTGTGATCTCACCAAAAGTTATTCTCTCTTCGTCCTTAACTCCTCTAATAGGAACACCGTTAACCAAGATTCCCACATCTTTGCTAGTGGTTTCATAAATTTCTGTAGTTCTTGTTGGAGTTTTTCTAATTAACTTTAAGTGTTTTTGATCTTCGAGAGTAATATTCCAAGTATTCTTTCCGATAGTGTACCCAGGATATCCAGAAGAAGCAACATAATAGTATTGTTCATCCTCATAAATTGCCGAAACATTTACAGGAACTTCTGATAGCGAAGTTATTGAGGAAAATGTGTTATTTTCATTCAATAACCAGCGAATGCTGTTTGTTTGATTTCTGAAAATAATAGGACTCTTAGTTTCAAATCCAGATGGCGCTATTTGAATAGCATCTCCAACCACTGAATATGGTGTTGCGGTTTTTTGTTCGAGATTATATAAAATTCCTAGGATTAGTAAACTTCTAGTTTGCGGGGAACCTAAAGCATCAATATATGAAACACTAACGTTTGATTTTTCGAAAACAGGTGTATTTGCCGAATATGTTATAGGGTTTGATCCTCTATTTTCTATGACAAATTGATTTACTGTTTTTGATTTATATTGAATTGTTTCAGAACCAACTACAAAAGAGCCACTCGTATTTTTCCAACCAGAAGTAGAGTAAACATTAACTCTCTTATTGACAGATGCCGTAGATAGAAGCGGAGCGGTCAGATAAGTTTGTGAAATTACTGAAAATTGACCAACGACACTGGATTCTGCTAAAATAACTTCATAAAATCCTTCGCCAATAGAAATTATATTGTCTATTACCGCAGAAGCATATCCAATACTAGAATTACTTGGATCTTCAGATTGATTAATACGTGCGCCAATCAGTTGACGAATATCTGATACATTGCCAACAAGTTTAACTTTCAGGGAGTAGTTACTAATCCACTCTCCACTTGATGCTTTGTATGTAGAATCTTTTGGATACCAAACAGTGGGATCATTTGGTTGATCTGAAGGAACTAACGAATTAAAAAGAAATTTAATCGAGGATTCTGTTCCTTTAGCAGCATAAAACTTTTTGATATTTTTAATCAATAAAGACTTGTCTGCGGTTGTCTTTAAAGATGCTTCTGGGAAAGATGATAGGTATTCTTTCTCGAAATTTTTAATTAATGAATATAAAAATAGATTACTGATGTTGAGAACTACATCACCAGTCAAAAATCCTACTGTTGTTTGTGATCCAATTCCAACTTGGTCGTTTGAAACAGATTTGAAATCGATTGAAGAATATAAATCGCCAAGTTTTGTGGTAGCACTTACATTTCTATAACAATTGGTGAACGAAGTACTGGTCTTTGATTTGTAAAAAATGACTTCATTGCCAATTAAGACATATCCGTTGGTATTTGGAAAAGAAGAAGTGCTCTCTACCAATATTGTAGTATCAGATGGCGCAACATTTTGAGTTAAAACTGTTTCTTGTTTTAATAACTCATGAGAATAAGTATCAATATCACGGTATTTTACTACATTATTAACTAAATCAAGTGGTTGCCCAGGTAATTCAAGCTGTTCATAGTATTTCTGCATAAACGCAGAAAACTTAGGATACTCAGATGCTATAAAATCTGGTAACTGATTATCAACTAAAGCAGCAAGACTTTTTACTTTGGATGCCATTTACTTCTATTCTTGAATTAGTGTGAAAGAGCTTTTCTCAATATCGACATCAAGATAAATTTGACGCTTTGCCACAATATCATTGTATTGTGGTTTTAATCTAATTTCTATTTTATTGTCAGAAAATGATCCTTTGATAATGTTCAGATTGTATAATCTGACATCTCCTTTTACATAATCAATTTCACCTTGTTCAGAATTTAATACTATTTTATCTCCTGTTTGAGAATCTAAACGGTATAAAACTACCTTTGATCCTCTGTCTTCAAGATAAACAATAAAGTTTGGATACTGCTGAACTACAAATCCAGTAGAAACTAGAGTTTGAGTATCAATATCATCATCAAATGAATTACTCAAGCAAAACTCATAGTAAGCACTACTATTTAATGCTGGATAAAAATCCTTTCTCATGATAATGTTAGTTAGATTGGATCTAATTGACTTATCAGAGGCATCAATTGTACTAATTGCTTTACTGTATCTAAACTTACCTCCAAACTTTTCAGTGTCTGATAACTGAACATATTTTGCTAAATTCGTAACAACTCTTTCTTTTAGTTGATTGGAATTTAAGTTAGTTGAAGATTGATCGTAATATACTCTTGAATTCAATTCGACAAAGATAATAGATGGATCAACAATTTCTGGGGTAACTGCTGCTACCGCATATTTTTTGATTTCTTGTAAAATCAAATTTTTTGTATAAGATGAAAGAAAACTTAGTTCTCTTGGTTTAATTGCTACTTTAACTTTGCCAAACTCAGGAGGATTATCTTCTTCGCCACCATAAGAAATAATGTCAGAGATTGCTGGGTAAATTTTTCTTACGATTGCTTCGTAATCTAACGTTGTAACGGCACGGTTTTGCGCTCCAAAACTCGCTGGAGCGTTCATCTTGATGCTCTCTATACTTTCGACTCCAGCGCCACCAAACGCCTTCGTGAGCGTTGTGACGCTGTTTACAGCAACGTTGAATGAAGAACCCCCAGCAACATCAGTAATAAGACCATTGTAGGTGAATACAGAAGCTCCATTCGTTTCATCTGCGTTAGTGGTGAGATAACTAATCTCTATAACTTGACCTGCTACCAGTTTCTTTCCGAAGATTCCATCGCCAAAAGTTATTTTATAATTCTCATCCTCAACTTCAGTGACAAAATACGTCGGAGAAGAAGCACCTACGTTTAAAATATTATCTGACTGTACAAATTTTTCAAAGGAAGATGAATTAGAACTCTCATAAACATTAATACGGATTGAAGATGTATCGATGTTTTGATTTTGTAAAAGAATGCTATATGAACCAGTATAAGCAGGAACTGTATAATTGTTTGAAATATACAGTCCTTCGTAGATTTTAATATCTGGCACATTAACCGAGTTATCTGGAAGTACATTTGCTTGTACATCATCAAGCAAAACATACTGATACACGGTATCATTTACGTTCGTTATGAACGCATTTCCTCTTTTTAAAAATACTGACTGTGGTAAAGTGACTCCACTTAGCGTAACATTCAGAGTAACAGCAGCTGATGCCGCTACCGCTGAACGTGGAGTGTATCCCAATTCTTTTGCTCTAGCAACTACATTGTCTCTTAGTGTTGCCGAATCAAGGAAAGTCTCATTAACGCTCATGTTAGCGTTGAATGAGGTGTAATATGTGTTATATGCTAATACGTCAAGTAGCGTACCGAGAGTAGATCCCTCAAAATCATAGTCGCTAAAATCTGAATTAGCTCGCAGATAATCTCTTAGAGCATTTTTTATTTCAAAATAATCTAAACTTGTTAACTGATTATATGCCATTAGACTCTAGTTCTTTCTAGGAAGAGGGTAATACTGTCGGTTTTTTCTGGTAATCCCACTACAGAATAATCAATCAGTATGTCATATCCATTGTCATCATAGTTTGGATCGACACTTACAGAGTTTAATAAGACTCTTGGCTCAAAAGCACCAATTGTATACTCAACTTCTTCTCTAATAGAAGTGGCATTAATGAAGTCTACTGGTTCAAATAGTAATTGTGTGATGCGACTACCTATATTAGGATTGAAAAATCTCTCACCAGGGTAAGTGGTCAAGAGATTTTCGACGGATTTTCTGATCGCAACGAAATCCTTGACCACCATGAGATCATTTGTAATAGGATTTTTAGCAAAAGTAATGCTAATATCTTTAAATGACCTACTTTCAGGCATGAGAATACTCTATTTTATTATTATTTATACCCCATTCTCAATGCCAACGCTCCACGTAATCATCAAATCCACCCTTTCCACCGCAAGGTCTAGACATTCTATCCTCTGGTGGGTCACTTTTTCTTTGATCCTTTGTCGGAGTCACCGCTCCATAGTCTGTAACTAGTTTTGTAGTGCCCCAATTTTCTTTCATATACGAAATATCTCGGTCTACTTGGTATTTTGACATCTGTTTTTCCTCAAAATTGATTAAAACAGAACTTTTTACGGGGTTTCTATCCCGCCAAACCATAAAAAAGCGCCAAAAAATGGCGCTTCACTCAAAATTTCTTAACGTCCTTGCCCACGATAGCGTTTTTTGCGTCCATTACGTGAGGATGCAGCAAGATTTGTATTTTTACTGCGACCTTGACGAGTGCATTTAGGGTTTCCAGGGACATAGCTTGACTTGTTGAAACTCGGTGATTTTGCCATAAGATAAAGTATCCTCGTAAATATGTTTAAATTATACCACTATTTGCCCTTGTTGGCAATAAGTATGTTTGGATGTTGAAAAGGAGCAACGAAAACTCTTTTTGTGCCAGGAAATGATGTTAGTTCTGTGGCATCGCCCTGTACAGCAGGAAGTAACTTGTTGATATACACGCTTTTGTTGACGCTTGTAATTACTTTTCTTGCTGCTACAGGGACCACGCAAGGTATCAAAGGATTATTTGGCACACCTTCCACTGTATCTGGTGGAATTGCGTTGTGTAGATACTTCAAAGCTTGTTTATTGATAAACACGTTCGGAGAAGTAGCAAAACCAACGACGGGTTTAGCAGGATATGTACACGGTCCATTGACACTTTGAGTGTCAGGTGTCTCTGGTCCTACTAGGAGTGGCATTTTTTCTCTTTGATCCTTTTAATTTATTTAGTTTGCTGTACAAATCATCCAAAGCCTCATTCAGTTTTACATGATTTTCACCTTCGGGAGGTTTGTACATGATAATGAATGGATCTGGTAATCTTGTAAGACGATCTTCAATTTTTTTTATTCTTTTTTCTAGGTTTTGAAGGTGGATCTCCAAATCCCTGACCTGCTGATTCGTTTCGGGTCTCAACAAGTTGCTTAAGCTCGTTCTCCAAATCTGATTCGTCATTCATCGTCTCTCCAAATGTTGCAGTGTCGGTGTAAATGAGTTCGCCAGTTTTGTCAAAAGTTGAGATCTCTAAGGAATCATCAGCATCATACAGTCCAGTATACCACTTTTCTGCTAAACCTAACATGTGATCTGCTAGTTTGTCATAATCATTGAATGATTGATCGTCAATCACCTCACCATTCTTACCGACAATTTTATATTGTATGGTTTTGTCTTCATTCATCTTCTTCGTTTCCATCAAAAAACTCGTCAATTTTTTCTAATGAGACTGATCCATCTTTGTTTAATCTCCATTCTACCACATTTCCTTCTTCCCATCCAACGGATTGTACGAGTTCATCAGGTATTACGAGATAATATTCATCAAAATCTTCATTGTATTCTACAGTTGATTCGTATATTTTTGGTGTCATAATTGTAACATAACTAAAATTATATATTCGTTAAAAATATAAAATATGACTGCGATGCATACGATGCTGAAGATATTCTAAAGCGTCGTAAAAGGCAACATGATGAAATTTCAAATGTCTTTGAGACCCTCTGTTGCCAATTACGACAATTGTAAACTCTCGTTCACTTACTAAAACATGAGTGACTTGCTCCATCAACAGTCTGACGATTCAACATCAAAGAATAGAAACAGATTGATGCGCTTCTGACGACACCTGTTCGGTTGTGTGTTGATCACAGTCGGTGGAACAACTACAGGACCACCAGAGCCCTGAAAGAAACTCGGTGGGTGGTATTGAACCTGAGAAGGTTGAGCATACTGGGCGACTCGTGGGTAGTGTTGTTGAAGTTTTCCATACCTACTGATGAGGTCTGCTTCCACTTGTTTCATGTTCTGAGTGATGCCTGGTCCTGGACTAATCCGAATCTGTCCACCGCCAGGTGTGTTATACACAGCACCTTGGGGGCGATCGGACCATTCGGTGGCATACTGTTGAGCAATCGCATGTGAACTCAAAGGAAATGAGATCGTTGAAGCCATCGCACTAGCAATAACAAAGTGTTTCATAGTCTTATTGATTTCTTGCGCTTATCCTAACAGGGTTTCTGGGCTTTGTCAAGTCTTCTGCGAGCATTCTTAAGAGTTCCTTCAGAACCATCAGAATATACGAAAACTCTTCTCTTTTGGTCGTTCGAGTACTTAGAGGTTTTTGAGTCATTTTTATTTGGGAAAAATTTTTTTTATGAACGTGTAATCACTCTCGCGTTTTAAAAGTTTTGTAGGTTAATAGTATCTATGACTTTTCGCTCGGCCGCGCCGCCATAACGATAACGTTATACGATAACTGTCAGAATGCCCCCTGCTCGGGGGCATGGTAGGATGGCGGGTCAGTCGCCTGCCGCCGCTCGCCTGAAGTCGCGTTCGATGTTCAGCAGAGCGCGGCGGTCGCTGAGGGTGCTGCCCGTGGTGACGGTCGCCCCTGCTGCGTTCACCCAGACTCGATGCCCGCCCTTGCGCCGCTTCTCTGTGAATTCGTAGCGGGTGGCGATGGGCAGGATGTGATCACGTCGCGCCATGGGTCAGTCCTCGTGGGTGAACAGGGGCAGGCGGGCGATCGCCTCATCGTGCCACTGCTCAGCGAACACGCCAGCGATCCACGAACCCTCTACGGTGATGGGGTTGCCCGTGCTCGCCACGCGGGTCTGATCATGGGCGGGATGCTTGCGACCTGCCCACACGGTCTGGCGGGTGGCGAGGTCGGATGCCATTGAGAAGATCATCGGTGTCTGTCGGTGATGTGGTTAGTCTACAGGCGGGGCGGGTCAGTCCCGATCGCTGATGTTCCAGATGCCCCACTGTCCACCGTTGGCGTGGGCATCGCGGGTCTCGATCGCCTGCTGACGCTGGGCGCTGGTGTAACGCTGCCAACCGTCGCCGCTGGTGTCGCCGTAGCAGGCAT